GCCCAACCAGACCGCGAACTTGTAGACGTTCTCGATACATCAATGGCGTACCGAGCACAACCGCTTAGAATATTTTTAACCACAGCGGGCTTCGATAAGAATTCTATCTGCTGGGAGTATCACGACTACGCGGTAAAGGTTAGCGAAGGCGTAATAACCGATCCGAGTTTTCTTGGTGCAATTTACGCAGCCGACCCGGAAGATGATTGGAAGGATGAAAAAACTTGGTACAAGGCAAATCCAAATTTAGGAATTACAGTTCGCTTGGATTATCTTCGAGAACAATGCGCGAAAGCAAAAGAAGTTCTTGCTTACGAAAATACTTTCAAGCGACTTCACTTAAACATTTGGACGGAGCAGGACTCGCGCTGGCTCCCTCTCGACAAGTGGGACGATTGCAAGGAAAGTTTTACCGAGGATGATTTGGCTGGCAGAATGTGTTTCGTCGGGATGGACATGGCAACAACGTCGGACATAACCGCTATGTGCCTAGTGTTTCCATTTGAGGATGGGAGCTTCAAAGTTTTACCATACTTTTTCGTACCAGAGGAAACCGTTAATCGTAGGGCTAAAAAGGATCGGGTGCCTTATGATTCATGGGTAAAAGCTGGATACATTCTCACTACGCCTGGGGTCATTTGCGATTACGATTTCATCCGGGCTAAACTTAATTCTCTAAAGGAAAAGTTTAATATTGAGGAAGTTATAATCGACCGCTGGAACGCGACTCAACTAGCGACCCAGTTGCAAGGCGACGACTTCGAAGTTATGTTCTTCGGCCAAGGCTACGCGAGTATGAGCGCACCGACGAAAGAGATGTCAAACTTAATCTCCGCTAAGAAATTTAAGCATACAGGACACCCCGTTTTGCGTTGGATGGCTCAGAATGTGGCCATTGAACAAGACGCTGCGGGCAATATAAAACCGAGCAAAAAGAAGTCTAAGGAAAAAATCGACGGGATCGTGGCTACCATAAACGCTTTAGGTAGGCTAATTTTGAGGCAAGATACAACCTCACCTTATACAGACCGAGGAATATTAACCCTGTGAAACTATTCGGATTCGAACTGAAGAAGATCAACAAGCGTGCCTCCGCTTCCACTGGGCGCGGCGCGGACGCAGAATATTTGTTTGGTGCCGTCTCAAACACCGCTGCGGGCGTTCGTGTTACCGTAGATACGGCTACCCAGGTCGCAGCCGTTTATGCTTGCGTCAGGGTGCTATCCGAATCACTAGCAAGCCTCCCGCTAATCACTTACGAGAAACTGCCCGCAGGTGGCAAGGCTCGCGCCTTTGCTCATCCTCTTTACACGCTTCTTCACGACCAGCCGAACGAATATCAGACGTCGTTTGAGTTTCGTGAAATGATGATGGCTCACGTCGTTCTACGAGGGAACGCCTTTGCACAAATTATTTTCAACGGTGCGGGAGGAATAGAAAGCCTTCGCCCAATTCATCCCGACTCGATTCAACTGATCGCGCTTGACAGCTATCGCTATTTCTATCGCTACCAAGGGCCGGGAAACCAGTTCTTCAATCTTCGCTCTGACGAAGTGTTTCACGTAAAAGGTTTAAGCTGTGAAGGCTTCCTCGGTGAAAGCCCAATTGATAATCTAAAGAACGCTATCGGCATCGCTATGGCGGCCGATGAACATGGCGCTCGCTTTTTTTCCAACAACGCGCAACCAGGCGGCTTGCTAAAATATCCCACTAGGTTAAATCCAAAGGAGCAACAGAATCTCCGAGATAGTTGGGAGCGACTACACTCCGGGCCAACGAACGCGAACAAGGTTGCTATACTTGAGAATGGATTAGAGTTTACCCCGCTATCAGTAACTAATGAGCAAGCACAATTCCTTCAAACGAGACAATTTCAAATCTCCGAGATTGCTAGGATATTTAGAATCCCGCCGCACATGATAGGCGACCTGAGTAAATCGAGCTTTTCAAATATCGAGCAGCAATCGCTTGAGTTTGTGATACATACGATTCGCCCTTGGGCTATTCGGTGGGAGCAAGCAATCAAACGAGCCTTATTAACCACAGAGGAAAAGCAAAAGTATTTCAGCGAATTTCTTCTCGACGCCCTTCTCAGAGGCGATACCGTATCACGCGGCAACTATTACCAGCTTGCTCGCACCAACGGCTGGCTCAATATCGACGAGATTCGAGAGCTTGAGAACCTAAACCCACTACCGGATGGGCTTGGACAAACCTATTTGCAGCCATTAAACATGGCAACCCTGGGCGAAACCGAAACCCCAGCCGAGGATAAAAGCGCAACCGAAGAACCAGACAAGGTAGATCCAGAGGATGACGGACAGATTAGAGCCGCTGCGGTTAACCTCTTCGATGATTTAATCGGGCGGTTATGCAGAAAAGAGGATAAGGCGCTTGAACGGGATGCGAAGAAACATAACTTCGAGGTGTTGAAAAAAGAGTTTAGAGAGAAACATCGGGAACTAATAACTGAAACGCTCAAGGCCCCTATAGGATTATATCTCGCACAATACCGCGAGATGCAGAAGGTTCGAGGGCTTCCAGTCGTGCGGCGCGAGGTGCTTCCTTCGTTAGTAGATCAGGCTTTAGTCAGGGCAATCGAAAGCATTGAGGCGCGTGAGAGTACCGACAAGATTGAATCAGTGATTCGCAACATTATAAGCGGCATCGAGCAGGCTTGCATTTCGATTTCAGTTTCCGTTGCTGAGCATAGAAACACTCAGGATGTGAAATTAATTGCTCCGGCTCAAGACGTTACCGTTATGCTAGAGCGTCCAGCGCCTCGCGTTATAGTTCGTGAAATGGAAGTTAAGCGAGACGAAACAGGCCGAATGATTGGGGCGAAACTTCGTGAGATCGAACAATGACAATTTACACCGGAACAATCCAGTTCTATGACAACTGGAAAGCGAGCATTGGAAAGGAACCCGATCTTTCGGCTGATACATTTAAAATATTATTAACAACCTCCGGTTACACTCCAAACCTTTCGACGCATAATATTTTAACAGATGTCACTAATGAAGTTTCTGGATCTGGTTATACTAGGCAAACTTTAGGCGCGGTCACCTGGTCACAAGTCGGAGGAATTGCGGCTTTTGATTTTTCCGACCCAGTATTCACAGCAGCAGGCGGAAACATAACCGCGAGGCGTTGGGTAATTTTCGATGATTCGTCCGCTGGACTAGTAAGACCTCTAATGTGTACCGGATTGCTTGACAGTTCTGACGCTGACGTAACAGTTACAGATGGAAATACTTTAACCTTTAACGTGAACGCCGCTGGTTTATTTACACTAAGTTAATATGGCAGATAACGTAACATTACCAGGAACGGGCGCACTCGTAGCAACGGATGAAATAACCCGTACGGCCATCGTACAACACGCGCAACTTTTCAAATTAATCTTCGGCGGTGACGGCGTTTACAATGGGATGCTTGATATTGGACAGCAAGCGATGGCTGCATCTATTCCCGTCGTTCTTGCTTCGAATCAATCCGTCATCCCAGTTAGCCAATCTGGAGCCTGGAACATCGGATCTGTAACTTCCATAACCAACCCCGTCGCCGTTACAGGAACCTTTTGGCAAGCGACCCAGCCTATATCCGGAACCGTAACGGCTAACGCTGGGACCAATCTGAACACTTCGTTACTGGCATTAGAAACTGGTGGCAATCTAGCAACAATTGCGGGAAAAGATTTTGCGACACAAACCACGCTCTCGGCGCTCAATACTAAAGTTACGGCGTGTAACACCGGTGCGGTGGTAGTCGCATCTGGCACGATTACAACAATAACAAACCCAGTCGCTGTTACTGGAACGTTTTGGCAGGCAACGCAGCCGGTTTCTGGAACAGTGTCCGCTACTGTATCTGGAACAGTTACAGCCAACCTCGGAACGATAGCTGGAGTAGCAACTGAAACAACTCTTGCAGCACTAAATACAAAAGTTACCGCCTGTAATACCGGAGCAGTTACTGTGTCGGCGGCATTGCCAGCCGGAACTAAAATAATTGGCAAGGTCGGAATCGATCAAACGACACCATCGACCACAAATGCGATCTCGTTTCAAAAGCCAACAACCTCCGGACTTACAGAGGCTAAAATAGATTTTGCAGGAACGGGCGACAATACAATCGTAGCAGCAGTCAACCCGCAAACAACAAGATGTTTCAAAATGTTCTTCGTCGTATCTGCTGCAACTACGGTAATCATAAAAGATGGAGCGACAGCATTAACTGGCGCTATGACTTTCAACGCGGGTGGAACTTTCACTTTAGATCAAGATGGAGACCCTTGGTTTACAGGAACCTCTAACACAGCATTTATTATTAACCAGTCAGGAACCGCCCAGATTTCAGGGCGCATGTATTATAAACAATCATGAGTGGAATTTATAATCCTTCAAGTGTTGGACTTGGTGGCTTACCAGGTGGGGCTAATACTCAGATACAATATAATAATGCTTCCGCGTTCGGTGGCATAGCTGGGCTGATGTACAACGGTACTGACATTACACACAGCGCCGGATTATTTAGGCATAACGATAATATTTCGGAAACGTTTGGAACCTCAGACATCTGGAGCCAGTATTCAGACGGAACCGATTTAATTTTCGAGCGAAACAGCGGCGCGGGAGTAATAAAGCTCGGCGCTTCGATGGATAAAGACATCCGGCTCAATAAGATCGGATTAGGCGGCACAGCAATCAGCGCCTCATACGCGATTAACTATATTGGAACCGGAAACGCTCGCGGCGCCATGTCGTTCGACTACACGACGACTGGAACGAACATTATCAGCGATCTGCTTTTAAAGGTAACCTCGCAACGAACGAACAACTCTCCTAATTACGCGATTTTAACTCAAACGATTAAAGACGAGGACAAGCAATCGACTTATTACGGAATTTCCTGCACTTGGGGAACAACTGGAACTCGTAGCATCACAACGGCGGGAACATGTACGTTCGTCGGATTTAATGCCGACGCGTCGCTCGGTGTCGGAACAGCTAATTCGAGCGGAGATATTAGACAATATGGATTGAGGGTTTTGCCTTTTTCGACTTACACTGGAGTCGCAAGCCAAATTGATTGGGGTATATTTTCAGGCGAAGATATAGCACTAGCGTCGAATAAAAATTTAATTTTCGAAGGCAACTCAACGACGAAAGGTGATACCTATATGAGCTACGTTAGTTCGGCCAGCGAACTACAAACTTTCGTTGATAATGTAAAAGTCACAGCAGCTAAATTAGATCGAGTTGATTTTTCAGTACCGCCGACTCTAATGGGAATTTCGAAGGGCGCAACAATAGCAATTTTTAATGGTTGGGGATTGTAAATTATGGCAGCAGGATTAAATCCACTCTTTCCGCAAACGCCAAATATCGGACTGGCTGATATTGTGCAAACATCGGCACAAGTTAAGAGCGATGGCACAAGCGCGGGAACGGCGGGTGCCGATATTATGTACAAAGCGTTTACGGCTGGCGCTAATGGCTCATTTGTTGAAGAAATTCGATTTTCGGTGTGTGCGTCAGCGGCGGCGGTGAACTCGGTAGCGACTACGCTTAGAGCTTATCTTTCAACTGTCGCAACTCCAGGTGCAACAACGGCAGCAGATACTTATCTTCTTGGTGAGGTTTCTGTTCCGATTATCTCAGCTTCTCACTCGACTAATGCCATTAACTATTACTCAATAATCCTAAATAAGCCAATTCCAACTGGTTACTACATCCACGTTTCGCAGCACATAGCGCAAACTGCTAACCAGCATTGGAAAGCCGTCACTTTTGGGTGGGATTACTAATGTTTGATCCATTTGCCATACCAACGAAATATCGGCAAAACGTGCAGATATTCAAACCAACTGGATCGACCAACCTAACGGGCTTGCAATCATGGCAGAAGCCGAAAGGCGTTTCGATGGTGATGATGCTTGCTGTATCAGGCGGCGGCGGCGGTGGTGGTGGAACGGCTGGTGCTGCGCTAACCCTTCGTGCAGGTGGTGGTGGTGGTGCTTGCTCAGGAGTATCGAGATTTATCTGTCCGGCGTTTGTATTACCTGATGAGCTTTATGTCCAGGTTGGCCAAGGTGGAACAGGCGGCGCAAGTGGTGCCAACGGTACGGCTGGAACTAACTCACTTATTTTAAGCTCTAAAACTAATGCTCTACCAAATATTATTTTAGCGTCGCAAGTTAATGCTCCAGGCGGTGGACTAGCGGCGGGCACTGGTGGAACGGTGCCAACGGTTGCAGTTACTCAGCCAATCCATACTTATGGCAACTGGGCTTCTATTGTCGGTTTAGTTGGTGGCGCTGGTGGTTCGGGTGCTGCTGGTACAACGATTACGGCGTGGGCCGCAATTCCATTCAGCCCAGGCGCTGGCGGTGCTGGCACAGCAGCAATTGGAACAGCTTTTGCTGGTGGTGCTCAAACTGCCACTGCGTTATTTGATTACGGCAACCAAGGCTATCATCCAGCGGGAGCTGGTGGTATTTGCGCAGGTGGTGTAGCTGGCGCAAAAGGCAATGCTGGCAAACAATCAACTACTCCATTCTTTAATTCGGGCGGCTCAGGAGGCGGATCTTCGGATGCTGGCGCAGGTGGTGACGGCGGTAACGGTGGAATTGGATGCGGAGGTGGTGGCGGTGGCGCTGGAGTTACCGGATCGGCTGGACGTGGTGGTAATGGCGGCCCAGGAATTGTTATAATTATAAGTTGGTGATTTATGACAGAACAGGAAATTGCAATTTTAGAAGCAGAAAATACTTTATACAAAACAGTTATTGCAAAAGTACAATCGCTATATCAAGCCAACGATAGATTAATGTCGGGAGAAATTGATCAACTCGCAGCGGATTTTAATTTCACGCAGGAACAAATTGACGGGTGGACAAATAAAATTGCTCAAGAAAAGCAGAATTTAATCTTCGAACTTCTTGCAATTTACAACGCTTACGTGAATTCGCAAACGCCTCAAGATCCACAAGGTTAAAAAATGAGCTTGCTCTTACTTTATAAGGGCGTCGTCAGTAGTAATCACCAGGTTACGCTTCCGCTTGCGGCCTTAAATCTAAATACTACTACGATTCAGTGGACTAGATCGGGCGGCGGCTATGGCCCCGCAACTCATCATAGGATTAAACCGCTAAAGGTTGCGCCTGAGCATCAATTCGTTCACCTTCCCGCGAAGCATTTTTATCTCGACCCAATTCAGCCAAGGTTTTCAGTAACGGCGCACAAGAGAGTAACACTTGGAGCCGCATCTCTAAAGATTCGGGGGATTGCTCCTACTTTCAACCTAATTTACGATGAAGAACGGCATAGAGACACCGTTGAAGAAGAATTTATCGCCATGATTTTAGCCTCTTTAGGTGGGAACGATGAAAAATAACGAGAAAAGATACTTCCAAGCGACCGATTTAAGAGCAGAAACCGACGGAGAAAGCCGAAAAGTAAGCGGTTATGCAGCCGTTTTTGAGCAATTATCCCAGCCAATTTTCAATTTTGTCGAGAAAATTAGGGCCGGAGCCTTCGCAGATTCAATCAAAAATGGCGATATTCGGGCACTTTGGAGCCATAATTCCGACCTAGTTTTAGGCAGAACCACAGCAAAAACCCTTAATTTGCGCGAAGATAATCATGGTTTATACTTCGAGCTATCGTTACCCGATACCCAGACCGGACGCGACGCTTACACTTCCATCAAGCGCGGCGACGTCACCGGAATGTCGTTTGGCTTCTCAGTTGACGGCGAAGAATGGTTAAAAGGCAAAGACGGCCAGCCGCATGTCAGAACTTTGACAAAAATTAATCTTTTCGAGATTTCCCCGACCGCTTTTCCAGCTTACGAGCAAACTTCCGTTCAGGCTCGTGACATAACCGAGATAGTAAAAGAGCAGGAAAAGAAGTGGGCTGAGGAACAAAAAGTCGAGCAGGAAAAGCAGCCTAACGACGCTCTAGATAAGAAAAAACTAGCCCTACGAATACTCGAAACCGAACTAAAAGGTTACTAGGATATTGTCAGTTCTCCAAATCGGTGCGACCCTTCGAAATGTAGCTCCGACGAGCTTCACATAACAGCGCCGTTGCGCCTTTAAAATAAACTTTTGGGGAAATTATGAAGATTAGAGAATTAAAAGAAAAGCGCGCAAAGCTGGTTGCTGATGCTCGCTCACTTCTAAGCAGAGCAGAAAACGAAAAGCGTTCCGATCTTAACAAAGAGGAACAAGATTCCTACGATAAAATGATTAAGGAGCAGGACGAGCTTCGCGTTCAAATTGAGCGTGAAGAAAAACAGGCTTCAATCGAGATGGACCTAAAGTCCACTGAGAATCGAAAGGATGAGACAAAGGTCGAGACTTCCGACATGACTCCTGAAGCATATCGCGCAACGAAGGAATACCGAAAGGCGTTCAATTCATACTGCGTAGGCGGGATGAGCCATCTTACTTCGGATGAGCGCAGAGCTTTATCCCAAGGAACCGGGACCCAGGGCGGCTTCGTAGTTCCAGCGGAACAGCTTGTTAATGACTTGGTAAAATTCATCGACGATGCTTTGTATCTTCGTGGATTATCCACCGTATTTAAGCTTAATCAGGCTCAATCGCTTGGCGTTCCTTCATTGGATACCGACCCGGCTGATGCTGATTGGACTTCAGAGCTTGCAACAGGTAGCGAAGATTCTTCGATGGCCTTTGGTAAGCGGCAGTTGTCTCCTGGCCCTCTAGCTAAGAGAATCAAGGTTAGCGAAATGTTGTTGATGAACTCAGCAATCGCAATCGACACCTTGGTAATGCAGAGATTGGCGTATAAATTTGCAGTAAGCGAAGAAAAAGCCTTCCTAACTGGAAATGGAGCCGCACAGCCTCTCGGTGTGTTCACCGCTTCAACATCTGGTATTACGACTGCTCGCGACATCTCGACGGGAAATACCACAAGCTCGATAAGCGTGGACGGCCTAATCAATGCCAAATATAGTCTGAAAGCTCCTTACTGGAACGTTGCTTCATGGATTTTCCATCGTGACGCTATGAGCCAGATAAGCAAGCTAAAGGACGGTAACGGAAACTATCTCTGGCGTGAATCGATTCGTGACGGCGAGCCTGATAGCTTGCTTGGACGACCGATTTATATGTCGGAATATGCTCCTAATACCTTCACGACTGGGCTATACGTCGGAATCTTGGGCGATTTCAGCAAATACTGGATCGCTGAGACAAAGACCTTCATGGTAAAGAGACTCGTTGAGCTCTACGCTGAGACAAATCAGATCGGGTTCATCGGTCGGCAAGAATTGGACGCTATGCCAGTTCTAGCTGAAGCCTTTGCTCGCGTGAAGTTGGCCTAATTAATCGGCTCCACTCTAACGAGTGGGGCCATTTAAAATTTAAGAGGAATTATGCAAGATCTATTACACAATAAAATTGAAGTTCGAAGAATGATTAGTCCTGTTTCAGTTTCAGACAATACCGCACAGGTAAGTCAAATTATTGATTTGCAGGGCTATGACGCTTGTGAAATTGTAGTCGCTACTGGCTCTTTAGCTGACGCTGACGCTACATTTACGGCGCTTTTGGAAGATGGCGACGCAGCCAATCTTTCAGATAATGCCGCTGTAGCTTCAACCGCAAGGCTTGGATCTTTACCGTCGTTCGTTTTCAGCGACGACGATAAGGTTTTCAAAGTTGGCTATCTTGGCGCTAAACGATACATTCGTTTAACCATCACGCCAGCGGCAAATGCGAGCGCGGCGCTTTTCTCCGCAGTAGCAATACTGGGTGCAGCTATGAAGCAGCCGACTCCTTAATACGGATTTAGCTACTCCTTAACGTGATGAACCGGGGGGAGGGGCAGGTAAAATTGTCCCTCCCTTTTTAAAATAGAGGAATTTATTTATGGCCGATGCAAGTTATCCGAACAAAGTTTACAGGGATCAAGGTGGAGATCAGATCACCGTTAAAAGCGGTGGCGTGATTAATATCGAAACTGGTGGAATTGTAAAAGCTAATGGCACTCAAGCAAGCGCCATTACAGCGATTACAGATTCAACAGGCGGAACTCCTGCAACAACTTTTGCAGCGATTACAGCCCCAGGCGCAAACGCTACTACGTCTCTCACAGCAGACATGACTGCCGTAAAGAACGCTTTGGCGCAAATTGCAGCAACCCTAAACGCTCTAAATACAGCAATTAAAAACGCTGGAATTACAGCATAAGGAACTAAACTATGGCCGATAATTTTGCTAATTACCAAGTCCAAGGCGGAATGTTATTTAACAAAGGTGCGGCCATTACGCCACACGATTCAACAGACCTTACCGACGTCTGCCGAGCTATTTGGGTTGGCGGTCTTGGTAATGTCGTAGTCGTGTGGCCCGATAATACTACATCGACATTTACCGCTGTAGCTGCTGGCACATTACTACAGGTTCGAGCACGTCGAGTTAATTCCACTGGCACCACAGCGACCCTGATGGTAGCCTTATACTGATGAGCAAAAAAAATAGATTGACTATCACCGACAAGACGAACAGTTACACCGTAGAGGTAAAGAACGTAACTGTGATGGTTCATACCTTAATCGCTGGCCCGAATGGAGTTATACATCCGGGAACAATATTGAAGTTGCCTTACGCAGAGGCGGAACCATTACTTCGGGGCGGTCACGCTGAAGTTATAGAAGTCGAGCAACACTATAAAACAATCGGCTCAACCGAAGTTGCAGACGCTCCACAAGGATACGAAACGAGGGCAAATGAATGAACTCAGTATTATCGAGCGCACCATCCGGTTATCCGGTTACGCTTTCTGAAGCAAAAGCACATCTCCGCGTCCTGCACATCGACGACGATACTTATATTAATAATTTAATCGCGGCTTGTACTTCGATTGCTGAAGGAGAAACGCAACGCAGATTTATAACACAAACCTGGACAACCTATTGGGACGAGTTTCCATCTGGCCCAGAAATTCTAATTCCGTTTGGTTCCCTTCAATCCGTAACATTTTTAAAATATAAAGACGGCGCTGGAACCCTTCAGACATTAGTTCAAAACACTGATTACGTTGTCGATACTTCCGCGGAACCTGCGAGAATCGCATTGTCTCCAAGCAACGCAGTTTGGCCCACAATTCAATGGAACTCAATCCAAGCGGTTCAATGCCAATACGTTTGCGGATACGGCGCAGCCGCAGCCGTTCCAATGGACATTAAACAAGCAATCCTGATTTTAATTGGTCAATACTACGAGCATCGGGAAGATATTGTGGTCGGCGCTTCCGTCGCAGAACTTCCGAGAGCTTCGAAATACCTGCTTCATCCTTATAAATTGTATAATATTTTATGAGATCTGGCCGTCTCGATAGACTTATTACGATTCAGCAACCTACTGAAGTTGCCGATACGTTTGGCGGCTCCAACACCGTCACTTGGTCGGACTTCGCAAACGCTTGGGCTAACGTATCTCAGGTAAGCGCGGATGAAAGATTTAAATCATCCGAACGATTATCGGTCAAAGTTTCTAAATTCCGCATCAGGTATATCGCAGGAATAAAGCCTACGTTTCGCATCCGATATGATAATTACAATTGGAGAATTTTAGGGATTTCAGAATTAGAACGATTGGAGGGGCTAGAGCTTTTAGCTGAAACGATAAGCCCTTTTGATTTGCCCGACGTTCCGGGGGAACCGTCGGGCTTGTTGCTTTCAATAACAAGACCGTAAGTATGGGTGGCGAAGTAAGAACAGAAACAAGTTTAATCAACGGCGACATAATTCGACGAAAGTTAAAAGCACTCCCGATTAAAATTGCAAAAAATATTCTTAACACCGCCGTCTTGAAAGCAGCGAAAGAATTGCTTCAGGAAGTCGTAAACAATGCTCCTGTTGGAGAAACGGGCGAACTGTCCAATTCTCTCAGAGCAGTTATGACCAGGAAAAGAGATAAAAATCAGGTCGCAGCAAAAGTTTCCACTACCGTTTACTACGCTCGCTTTGTCGAATTTGGAACCGTTAAAATGAGCGCAAAACCTTTCATGCGTCCGGCTTTTGACAAAAAAGAAAAAGAGTTGATTGACATAGTAAAGAATCAAATCGAGAGTAGGCTCGAAAAGGAAGTCAATTCATGAGCCTACCGGAAGAACATTTATATTCGAGATTAGTTAATTTTTCAGGGATAACTTCCCTTATTTCGTCTCGCGTTTATTCTCTAAAACTTCCAGCAAATTGCACCTTCCCGGCCGTTACATATTTTAGAGTTTCTAGCAATCCTGTCGAATCAATGACTGGTTCAACTGCACTTTCTTTCGCTCGTTTTCAATTGGATTCGTGGGCAAAAACCTATTTAGAATCGAAGAATTTGGCCGAACAAGTAAGGTTATGCCTCCAAGGATACAAAGGCACTATTGCAGGGATAACCTTCTTCGGTGTAAATTTCATAGGAGATCGCGATCTATTCGATGATGATGCTGAGATTTATCGCGTATCGGCGGATTATTGGATTCACTATAACGAAACCCAACCTTAACGACGAGGAAATATGGCAGCAACAGTAGGAACTTCAGGATTTGGAACTCTCTTAAAGCGCGGTGACGGCGGAGTAGGAGCAGGAACACAAGCTAACGTAGAATGGGGAACCACTACTGCAAAGATTCGAATTAAGTGGAAGGTTGCTGGTACTGCTGGAAACGGCAAAAACGTGACCGTTGTTGTATCGGGCGGCTCTTATGTTTATACAACTCTCGACGCAACAGCGGTATCGATCACCGTTCCTACAACTGCAACCGTCGCTCAAGTAATCGCTAACCTTTATCAACAGAGTGGATTTGCAACCTATTGGGATGCTGACTTCGGCGCAACCCCAGGCGACGGATCTGGAACTATTACAGCAAGAACTGTAACAGCCACATCCGGCGGAACTGATGGCGCAGAGGTTTTTACTAACGTTGCTGAGGTAGTTAATATCTCGCTCAACGGACGCTCCCTCGACCTAATCGACGCAACGCATATGGAATCACCGAACACTCATAAAGAATACATTCCGAGCTTGCTCGATTCTGGTGAAGTTCAGTTCGACCTTAACTTTCTACCTGGCACCGCAGCGCAGTATGGTATAGAGACGGATCGTGCTAATAGAACCAAGAGAAACTTCAAGTTGGTTTGGACGAACTCGACTTCTCCTAACACTTATAGTTTCTCCGGTTACGTTACCGCCTTCGATGCTCAAGCCTCGATTGACGATAAGCTAACAGGTTCAGCAACGATTAAAATAACTGGCCCGATTACCGCCACATAATTAAAGGGATCTTCTAATGAGTAATGCAGCCGTCGCTCAACCTGAGCTAGAGCTTGACCTGGACAAAAAACGGAAACTTACTTTCGATTTTAATGCTCTTTGCACAATCGAAAGAGTCGTAGGCAAAAACGCTTTATTTGATATGAGTCTTTGGCAAAGGCCAAGCGCGGCGGAACTTAGGGCTATTTTATGGGCCGGACTTCTTACAGATGATCCAACTTTAACTCTTGAGGATACTGGGAAATTGCTTTCAAAATTCCCAGCCGTAATGAAGGAAGCCGTTACCTTCGCCTTTCGAAACGCTACAATGGCTATCGCTACGGAAAAAAAAAGCGACGCGGAAAGCGAAGCGAAGTAAGGGACTTAAACTGGCTCGAAATGCGCTCTATTGCTATGATTGACTTCGGTTTAACCGAATCTCAATTCTGGCGATTAACCCCGGCTCAATTCTCATCCCTAGCTGACCGCTTCGATCAACGGTATGATCAGGAACGAAGGCATTTGGACTTCCTAGCAGGTATCGTTGCAGCTACAATCGCAAACGTAAACCGAGGGAAAGCTCAAAAAGCCTTTAAGCCAGAGGATTTCATGCCAAAATATGAAGATCCAACCGAGGACGGAGCGCCATCTGAAAAAGGACTCCTAAATCTTTGGCAAGGTTTAATAATGCCAGCCTTTAACGAGACGAATAAACATGGCACAAATAGCTGACAGCCTGATTATCGATATTCGAGCGACGTTTGAAAAGCTCGCCTCTGATGTTAATGGGGCAGCTAGAACCTTAGCCGGATTTGAAAAACGGTTTTCTGTAATCGGGAAAGGTATCGGCGTCGCTATGGGGGCTGGCGCAGCTTTAGGAGTTACTGCTTTCGTAAAAACAGCGACCACAGGATTCGTTGAAATTGGGGATCGAGCTGGTGATGTAGAAGCAGCTTTCAAGAGATTAGGCGGAACATCTAAATCGCTCGACGAGGCGAAAGCTGCGCTACTCGGAACAGTCGGAGCAACAGACCTAATGATTGCTGCGAACAAAGGATTAGCTGCCGGAATTCCTGAAATGAACAAAAACTTCGGCACTATGGCGGCTCTCGCTAATAGATTTGCTGAAGCCAACGGCGGAACCGCAGTTGAGGCTCTCGATAAACTTATTACCGCAATTCAAAAGGGCCAAAAAAATGGTCTAGCTGCGTTCCAAGTTTTTATCGAAAAAGGTGCTTCTGCTGCTGAGATAATGTCCAAGCTGCCTGACGCAATAAAAGATTTTCCAGCAGCAACCGATGACGTTTCAAAAGCAACAGATCGTCTTGCTGTTTCTTGGACTAATTTACAAGAAATAATTGGCAAGGCACAAAACGAAAACCCCGTAGTCGCAGCAGGGTATAATTACATTTCTGAAACCGTCAATTTTTTAGGAATGATAATTGACAAGCAGTTGGGAGTCTCTTCCGCTGCAAAACTTATAAACATAAACGAAGAAATAACTAAATTAGAAGCAAACCTTAAAGAGCTTCAAACAATAAAAGATAACGGTGGCGGAGGTGGCTGGTTCTCTAATTTAGAACAAAGAATAAAAGACATTTCAGATTTATTAGACAAGGCGCGTGGGAAAAAGGAAGCATTTCTCGCAGTAGAAAACAAGGCCAAGAACGACGCTGCCGAAGCTCTAAAAAAGAGGGAAAAAGATCGAGCAGATGCAGCAGCACGTGCCGCAGAAGAAGCATTTAAAAAAGTTAAAGATAGTTATAAAAAGTTCATTACCGACACAAGCGGAAAGGATTTAGCCGCACAAATTAAAAATGCAATTGGCTCCGGCGACTCAGGAGCTTTCCACAAATTAGCGGCTGAGTATCGTACGCAAATGGGTAAAGCGGCCGACGATGTAATTGCGGAATGGAAAGCAAAAGGAATCACCGTAACAAAAGAGCAAGCCGAACTAATTAGAAAAGTTACAATTGATTCAGCCGTAAACCCAGTATTTGATGAGTGGGGCAAGCAGGAAGAAGAAGCAGCAAAAAAATTAGCTGAGGATTTTGAAAAAGGCTTCGAAGATTCCGTCAATTTCTTCTCCGATATTTTCACTTCCGTAATGGAAGGTTCCGTCATGAGCCTTGGCGATATGCTCAAGCAAGTCGCAATCGGCTTCGCCGCACAGATGGCAGCTTCCATGACAGGTTTTTCAATCGCTGGTGGGCCGGGCGGTATTGGGATGCAAATCGCGTCGTCCTTGGGATTTGGTAGCACTACGCAAGGAATAAATTCGGTCGGAGGTCAAATCGCTGGTGCTGGATTAAGCGCGGCCGGAGCTTATTTCGGTAGCGGCGCTGTAGCCACTTATGGTTCAGGAGTCATGGCTGGAGTAACTGGCACAACTACCGTCGCATCAACAGCAGCAGGCGCGGCTGGCGTTCAGGCTGGCGCAGCTATGATGAGTGCGGCTCCTTACGTTGCAGCGGCAGTTGGCGCTTATTTAGTCGCAAAACATTTCGGAGCTTTTGGAACTGGCGCGACAAATAAGGAAACCCTTGCTCGAAAAGATGTAGTCAATTGGCTTGAGGATAAACTTAAAAAAGATATTAAGCTCGGAGCAAACGACAGGTTTAACACTTCAGCCGGATTCGCTACTCTTGATTCGCTACCACACCACGCAAAGACCGCCTTTCAAGGGGTAGGAGGAGCATTAAATGCGCTACTTGGAATAACGGAAAATACTGGCGGTCAAATCGGCGCAATCCTAGCGGACAACTACGGAAGTTTCGACGAACTTAAACACATGATCCAAGGGCTCGGCGTTTCCCTTCAGGAGTTTACTGATAAAATTATTGCAACTGGAATCGAGGCGAACGACACTTGGGATACGATTCAAAACAAAATCGATGCTGTAACCGAAGCTATGACTCCGGGCCTTACTGCAATCGGAGCTTATACCGAAGCAATAAATAATCTTACCGCTTCCGGTGGGCGTGGAATGGATGCGATTCAAGGTTTACAAGACGCTGTAATCGAGGCTAAAGAAGCGGGGTTCAGGACTCTCGACCAGTGGAAGCAAAAGATGCTTTCCGAAGGTAAGTTAAATTCGGATCAGATTAATAAGATATTCCAAGCCTTCGCCGATATGGGTATTACCTCAATGGAGCAATTAGCAAACGCATCCGTCCAGCAACTCGGACAGATTATCGCTCGACTATTTGAATTAGGTTACGCCTTTGAAGATACCGCTAAGAAGGCTGAAGAATCTACCACATCAATTTCCGGTGCAATTCCCGGGAGCGGAACATCACCGACCACAAATTCAAATGCTAATAGCGCCAAAGGAAATGTATTCTCCGGTGGGAAGATGCTCAAGTTTGCTCGTGGCGGAATCTTCAACAGTCCAACTATGTTTAACGTAGGATTAATGGGAGAGGCGGGGCCTGAGGCAATCATGCCGCTGGTTAGAAAAAACGGGCGGTTAGGCGTTCGCTCTCATGGATCAGGTGGCGGCGGCGGATTATCAATTAATATCGACGCTCGCGGCGCGGCTCCTGGTGTAGAATACGAAGTCGCTAGGGCAATTGAAGCCATGAAGGGCGAGCTAATTGGCATGTCAGTTGCAGCAACTCAAGAGGCTTATCGAAGGCGCGGAACTTTATCACAGGGTTAAACTATGAGTTATTCATATCCGTTAGCATTACCGAGTAATAACTTTAAACGGCTATCGATTAGAACGATTACGAATGTTTCGATCTCGCGATCTGCCTTCACCTTTCAGCAACAGGTTCAAGAGTTTTCTGGCCAAATTTGGATCGCTGAAATTACCCTTCCAATCATGAGCCGAACCGACGCTGAGGCTTGGGTCTGCTTCCTTTTGAAATTAAATGGCCCACTAGGAACTTTCATGTTAGGCGATCCGAGTGCTAAAACCCCAGCCGGAAGCGCAACTGGAACTCCATTAGTCAAAGGGGCAAGTCAAACGGGCAAATCCTTAATAACAGACGGCTGGACTCCATCAATTACTAACATTTTAAAAGCTGGTGATTATATTCAAATCGGAAACCGGTTATATAAAAACCTTACAGATGCCACATCTAACGGAAGTGGAGAAGCAACTCTCGATATATTCCCGCGATTAAGGGAAAGCCCAGCCGATAACGCTTCAATCATCACTTCAAATTGCAAGGGCGAATTCCGCCTACTAACAAATGATAATTTGATTTATAGTGCCGACGAAGCCAAAAACTACGAAGTAAGTTTTTCAGCGATGGAATATATTCCAGCGAACTAATATGCCAAGACAATTTGTTGGATCTGCCTATGGTACCTTCACTAATTGGGATTCTCTGGTCGGGGCTACTATTGTTCGCCCTTTTCTTAGTGTATCTATCAATGTCGGATTAGGCGCTGTCAAAGATACTACCTGGTTATATCCAAATGTAACATCAACGACCGCAAAAGGTTACATTCAAGATCTAAGTTTTCCACGCGATACGATTAACCGAGAACGTAAATCCTTCACAGTAGTTTGGACTGGACTAGATTCGAACATCCTTTCCCAATTCTTAGCCGCTAAACAATTTCAATACACATCGGGGCCAAGCAATTATGACATACCAACTTGCACTATTAAACTTTGGTTTATTGATTCCGCTGATGTTGCAGATTCTCAAGCTGCGTACACAATCGCAACGGGCTTGCTTGATACCTGTAACATAACGGAAGCGAACGATTCAACAACAATAGAAGCGAACTTCGTCGCGTCATCTGACTGGACTTGGGATCGACCCGTTGAAGGTCGCTGGACGGATAATTATCAGCGCAGTTTAGTTTCGCTGGTCGACGCGCCATTAAATCAAAGCTTTTCAGCAGACAAGGGATTCGAGTTCGTGGAGCGCCTTCAAGACTGGAGCTTATTCTGGGCGCGTAGAGTTGGAAGCGGCGGAAGGCACAAAGGTACACAAGGGAAAAAGAATACAAAGAAGGGAACTAAAGCAAAATGACGAAGATCGTGCCAAGCAGCAAATGGTCACGTTATATGCATGTTTCCAAGAAACAGATTGGCAGATATCTAACTAAACATCATCTTTCAAATACAAAAGAAAATAGGAAAACAGCACGAAAGGCTATTCGAGATAGATTAAAAAGTCCCAAGTCTCCGCCAGGTAAGGACGTTTCGTTTAAGCAGTCCGCAGCCGATTGGCAAATAATTTACGGCAAGCAAAGGGTTGGAGGGATTTATACCTTCGCGGGAATCGGCAGCACAAACAATCGAGAGTTATTATTAGTCATCACATTAGCAGCACACAAAATTAATGCCGTTACTAAACTTTTCTTCGATGATACGGAAGTTGCCTTTTCAGTTCCGACCGGAACTAATCTTTCAGGATGGGCTACGGGCGATTACGAAAACAAAGTTTATATCGAAGTTAATCTCGGCGACGAACATCAATCCGCGCTCGCTGGGTTAATAACGGACTCAGGCGGCATCTGGACTTCAAACCACAGGCAGCGCGGCCATGCTCACGTCTATCTGAAATTAATTTACAGCGAAGAACGATTTCCAAGTGGTCTGCCTGAAGTATCTTTTGAGGTAGAAGGAAAGGTTCTTGAATCCGTTGCTTCGGGCTATGGTGCTGGATACTCAACTAATGCGGCTCATTGTTTAGCTGACTTCATAAAAAATAAGAAGTTCGGCGGAAACAGATACGTTTCAAGTTGTGATGTTGCCTTTGGTAACGGCGATGAGGCTTTAGGCTACGAGCTAACCGAAGCCCTCGACATTTGCAATCAATCTGTAACGCTTAATTCAGGCGGAAGCGAAAAGAGATATACCTGCAACACTAACTTTCTAGTATCAGAATCGGTAACGTCCATTGTGGATCAAATGTTATCTGCGTTCGGTGGCTCATTATGCGACTACTCAAGCGCATATAAAATCAAGTTACTCGCGCCAAAGTATCGCCTTCCCACAATGGCATTTACCGATGCTGATTTCCTATCCGAAGTTCAAGTTTCAACTGTAGATTCACTAACGGAGCATGCCGTTTCAATCGGCGGAACCTATATAGATCCAGATAAGAATTGGGAAGAAACAGACTTTCCTCCAATCAATACAACCTCCACCTATGGAATGACGAATCGCGAGGATATATCTTTACCTTGCACCACGTCAGTAACAATGGCGCAACGCATAGCAAAGACGGAATTGAAGCGTCGCCAATTTGACACCACCGTACAATTTACGGCACCGCTTAAAGCTTACAAACTAATTCCAGGCGATACCGTAACGATTACCTATTCACACTTCAGTTGGGCCGCAAAAGTTTTCGAAGTAAACGAAGTTCAACTGGTTTTCACAGATGATGATGACGGAAATATGTTTCTCGCTGTTGACCTGGTGCTTCAGGAAACAAGCTCGACTATCTACGATTGGACAGCATCCGAGGAAGCAACCGTAAATGCGATGCCGACAAATAGTTTTCCTCAACCGAGAATAAATGGAACGAGCAATCCGACGGATTTAGTATTAGACGGTGGGCCTACGCAGACGATCATTCAAACCGATGGCTCCGTATTAGTTAGGTTAAAGGCTTCATGGACAGCACCGACGGACTTCTTTGTAATTAACGGCGGCACTATTGAGCTTCAATATAAAAAATCAAGCTCATCCACATGGCTCGATGCTCCAAGTGTAAGTGGTTCAACCACATCACAAATGATTGACATCGTTCAAATGAATGAGTTTTACGACGTAAGAATCAGGCCGCGCAATAGCGTGGGATCATCCGGAGCTTGGCTTTATAAATTAGGTTATCAAGTTCTTGGCAATACTACTCCGCCGTCGGACGTTTCAAATTTCCAGGCTACTCAAACTACGGCGACCTTTGATTTCTATTGGAATCCGGTGCCAGATCCAAATATCGCTTTTTATCGAATTAAGGTCGTAACTATTGCAGCACTTTGGGAAGCTGGTTTACTTCTTGGCGAATTCCCGAATTCCGTTGCGCTTGGAGTTGTAAACCCTCTTGGGGCTACAGGCCGAACTCTCTATATTAAGGCCGTAAATACTCAAGGTGTCGAAAGCGCAAATCACACTACTGCCATAGCTACTGGAAGCATCACCACAGGGCAACCGTTAGGCTTACTATTGGCACTTACAAAAAACTGATTTAACCTATGGACAAGTGAGGATCGAAATATGGCAGATAATGTAGCAGTCACCGCAGGCTCCGGAACGACAATCGCGGCCGACGAAGTAACGCGAAACGCAATTTCAGAAAAGCAACAAGTGATCAAGATTTCTCATGGTCTTGACGGAGTATTCGACGGGCTAGCCGCTGAAACAACTCCGCTGCCAGTCAAGCAGGGGAAAGGAACCGAAGCGGTTTACCCAACCCTCGCAGCCAAAGATTACACGACAGTTATCGTAACATATTCATCCCTAATCGACCCAGCCGGAGACGCAAAGGCTCTAGACATTTATAACAACACCGACGCCTCAATCAGAATCAGCTACGACGGAGGAACAACGGATCATGATTATCTTCCAGCCTACGCAGGTAAGGTGGTCGAATGGGCGAACCTTGGACTAAAAGAAAGCGGCGTTGTCCATGTCAAGTATGAATCAGGCGCTCCAACAGTCGGCAAAATTTACGCAAAGGTGGTGAAGTAATATGAGTGGAGCATATTCTCAAGACCCTTCAGTAATGCGAAAAAGCATTATTCCGCTAGTCACAAACGCATATGATTTAGGTTCTACCTCAAAATATATCAGGACTGCGTATATTCAGACCTCGATTGTTTTTACAGGTAATCCCTTTTTAATTGCTGCCGATACTAGCGGCGGAGCCGATACTAAAGCCATAACAATTTCAGGCGCTGGCGCATTTGATAACACGCGCTCAGCGGGTCTTGGTTTATACGGTAATCAATCAGCAACTACTCCAGGAATAGTTTCTCTTTTTTCCAGTACTTTATCAGGCGCGTATATTACGCTTTCAGCACCTGCATCAAATGGAGTAATCAATCTCGCTACTAATGGAGCGACACGTTGGACGATTGATCAAAACGGCCTATTAACTGGCGCAAGTGGTAGTGGCATTTCACTTGCAACAGGGAAAGGATATTTGGCTTTAAACGGTAAAACTCTTGATGCTGATATTACGGGCACTTTTGGGGCAACTCCAGATTTTACGACCGTTAATGGATTAAGACTTTTATGTCAATCTACCAATGATGCAAATTCAGTCGCAGAATATTGGCTCAAAACGCGTGCGACGGACACAAGCGGAAATACAATAGTAGCGACTGGCGACAATGTAATTAATATTGGAGCCTGGGCAGCAGATGGCACAGTTTATAGAAATATTGCAAATATCATAGCAAGGGTAGTTGGG